TATAAAGATATTGCTAATGATCTGTTCGGTAGAGGCGATGCCTACGAAATACTGAAACAGAAAAACTTAGTAGAGTTTATGACTACTTCATTTATACGAGGAATTACACTCAGAGATGCAGTTATTCTTATTGATGAGTGCCAAAATATGTCTTTTCATGAGCTAGATTCTATTATCACTCGTATGGGTGAGAACTGTAGAATTGTATTTTGTGGAGACTTTAGACAGGCAGATCTTAGGGCAAACGGCCTTAAAGACTTCTTCCAAGTTCTAAAACGCATGGATTTGTTCACTTTTATCGAGTTTGAGGTAGAAGATATTGTCAGATCTGAATTCGTAAAATCATATATTATCGCAAAGAATGAACTAGACCTATGAAAGCAGTCATAAGCCACAGAATATACATGGATTGTACCGAAGAAGTACAGGAGAGAATCGACAAAGAGCTCACCTATACTATTCCTACGCACAATCCTCTTGATCCACCTGAGGTGATTAAGAATATGGGCATTATTCGTAATGGGTTAGTCTCATTACCAATAGGTCGTACGGATTTGATACCATCAAATTACGAAATAGTCGATAGGCGTGTAAATAAGCCTGTAGACTTTCCTAAGTTTAAGTTTGACTTACGACCAAGCCAGCAAGCGGTTTATGACGAAATCGAAGATAATAGTATAATTAACGCATGGGTCAGTTGGGGTAAGACATTTACAGGTTTAGCTATCGCTGGTAAACTTGGACAGAAAACACTTGTTGTTACTCACACTGTCCCTCTGCGTAATCAGTGGGCAAAAGAAGTAGAGAAAGTCTATGGATTTAAGCCAGGCATCATAGGCAGTGGTCAATTTGATCTTGATGCTCCTATCGTGATTGGGAATACTCAGACTTTATACCGAAATGTAGACAAGATTCGCAAAGAGTTTGGGACTGTTATACTAGATGAGATGCATCATGTTAGTAGTCCGACCTTTAGTAAAATTTTAGATACAAATTACTGTAGATATAAGATAGGTCTATCGGGTACTATAGAAAGAAAGGATGGAAAACACGTTGTATTCAGAGATTACTTTGGTAATACTCTTTTCAAGCCACCTAAAGAAAACTATATGACCCCTACAGTACACATTGTACCGTCAGAAATACGATTTATGGATGGAGCTAGAATCCCCTGGGCTAACAGAGTCACAAAGCTAGCAAATGATGAAGAGTATAGACATACAATAGCAATGCTTGCGGCAGCCTACGCTGCAAAGGGGCATAAAGTCTTAGTAGTAAGTGATAGAGTGAGCTTTCTGAAGGCTTGTTCCGAGCTTACAGGAGACAAATCAATATGCGTTACTGGCGAAGTATCGCATGAAGATAGAGAAACACTCGTAGAAGAAATACTCTACGGGGATGCTAATGTTCTGTACGGGACACAGGCTATCTTCTCAGAGGGCATATCAGTAGACACACTTAGCTGTCTTATACTGGCAACGCCCGTAAATAATGAACCACTACTGACACAGCTTTGTGGACGAGTGATTCGGAAAAAGGAAGGTAAAATCGACCCTGTTATTATAGATATACACCTGAAAGGAAATACGGCTCGAAAACAAGCCTCCAATCGTGTCGGGTTCTATATGAAGCAGGGTTGGAATATGAAGTACCTTTAAAAAAATAATTCTTGACAAAATGGTAAAAAGGAAGTATAATAGTGCTCTTATTTGATTGGAAGAAGGTTTTTGATACGGCGCAAGGAAATATTGCTACTTGTAACACGATAATGGAAATGCTCGTAAAGAGTCAAATCCCTCGTAACAAGTATGACCCTATCTATAAATATTCTCATAAAGACTTTACAGGCGACTGCTTTCTTCTTCATGGAGAAATGCTTCTTTACAATTCTTATAAGTACACACAAAAAGAACTTTGCATATACTACGCACTGGCTTCTCTTAGAAGTACAGCGGAGTATTTTGCAACGCACAAAACCACACTAGATCCACTGCATTGTCCAGTGCCTCTAGAACAAATTAACGACAACAGGCTACTCATAGTATTACCGGACGAAATAACGTTCATCTATGAAGAAGTCCAACTGGAGACTATACACTAATGGCATTATCATTCAATAAGCAAACGGGCGGAGCCCAAAAATCCTCAATCTCAACTTTTCAGTATAAAGATGGTGACAACAAGATGCGCGTAGTTGGCGACATTCTTGCACGCTATGTTTACTGGATTAATGGCGAGAACGGTAAAAACATTCCAATGGAGTGCCTATCTTTCGATAGAAACTCTGAGCGATTCAACAATGTCGAAAAAGACTGGGTTCGTGAGTACTATCCCGACCTAAAGTGTGGCTGGAGCTACGCTACTCAGTGCATCGACAACGGTGAAGTTAAAGTAGTAAACCTCAAGAAGAAGCTGTGGGAGCAAATCATTACTGCTGCAGAAGATCTAGGCGACCCTACTGACCCTGACACTGGCTGGGACATTTGTTTCAAGCGAGTTAAGACTGGCCCTCTTCCTTACAACGTAGAGTATCAGTTGCAAGCACTAAAGTGCAAGCCTCGTGCTCTTACAGACGAAGAGCGTGAAGCTATTGCTGATCTAAAGTCTATGGATGACGTAATGACCCGTCCTACTCCTGACGCACAGAAAGAGTTGCTTGATCGAGTTCGTAACCACGGTGACGAGACTGATGATGAAGCTCTTGACGCGGAGTTCAATGTAGGATGATTCTTTTTACGGCAGACTGGCACATCAAGCTGGGGCAGAAGAATGTCCCAGTAAAGTGGGCTACAAACCGTTATCAAATGTTCTTTGACCAGATCTATGAACTAGAAAAAGAATGTAATATGCACATAATCGGAGGCGATCTCTTTGATCGTCTTCCGAATATGGAAGAGTTGGAACTTTACTTCAGGTTTATTCGTGGAGTAAAGATTCCAACTATTATTTATGATGGAAACCATGAAGCTACTAAGAAGAATAAGACTTTCTTTACTCAGCTAAAGCAAGTAAGTAGGGATATTAATCCTCTTATTCATATTGTAGATGTGTCTTATGTAGACAATGACTTAGGTTTCAGTATCCTGCCTTACGCAGATTTGCATAAGAAAGGTAGTATAGATCATTTTGATACGAGCTGGCCTTTATTCACTCACGTTAGAGGAGAAATACCGCCACACGTTAAACCCGAAGTCGAATTAGACCTGTTTGAAGACTTCCCTGTTGTATTTGCAGGCGACCTACACGCCCATAGCAACTGTCAACGCAATATTGTATATCCTGGTAGTCCTATGACTACTTCCTTTCATAGAAGTAAAGTAAAAACAGGTTACTTGCTTATTAACGAACAGGACTGGAGTTGGATGTGGGAAGAGTTTAGATTACCACAGCTAATTCGTAAAACAGTTACAAGTAGTGAAGATATGACTCCTACTGATTTTGATCACACGATCTATGAAGTAGAAGGAGATATGCAAGATCTAGCCGGAGTAAAGAACTCAGAATTGCTAGATAAAAAAGTAGTAAAACGTAAGTCAGAGGCATCTCTTATCATGGATAAAGATATGTCCGTGCAAGAAGAGCTAGTAGAGTATCTAACGTACATACTAGAAATTAACCCTGATAAAATACCAGACATCATAGGAACATACAATGATTACACTACAAACATTGAGATGGGATAACTGCTTTAGTTATGGTTCTGGTAATGAGTTACAATTAGACGACAATACTGTTACACAAATCCTTGGTACTAACGGGATGGGGAAGTCCTCCATCCCGTTAATCATTGAGGAAGCACTGTATAACAAGAACTCTAAGGGTATCAAAAAAGCAGACATTCCTAATCGTTATGTGGATGATGGTTATAACATCTCTCTGTCTTTTACGAAAGATGAAGATAGTTATCAGATCACCGTTAATCGCAAAACAAATATAAAAGTCAAACTTGAAAAGAATGGTACAGATATCTCTAGCCACACAGCTACGAATACGTACAAGACTCTACAAGAGATTCTCGGAGTTGACTTTAAAACCTTTTCGCAGTTAGTATATCAAAATACTAATGCGAGTTTGCAGTTTTTAACTGCTACAGATGCAAACCGTAAGAAGTTTCTTATTGATCTTCTACACTTAGAAAAATACGTTGAGTTATTCGAAGTATTTAAGTCTGCATCTCGGGAAGTATCGAATACGTCTTCTACGATAGCAGGGAAACTTGCAACAGTAGAAAAATGGTTAGAAACAAATAAGTTGACCGATACATCCATACTACCCATGTTAGATTTAGAAATTGATACATCCAAAGACGAAGAGGCTTTACGTTATTGGATGACAGAGAAGGAAAATATCTCTGAAAAAAATAAAAAAATTCGAGAGAATAATCAATATAAAACAATGCTCGACAGGATAGACATCGGTGCTATCTCTTCTAGTAAAGTTTCTTGGGAATCTTATGATGATTTACAAGAAGAGTTAGGGTCTTTGCAAGCAGTCGCTACGGGTGCTCAACGGACTCTGGACAGATTAGAGAAAATTTCTGATGAGTGTCCTACTTGTGGGCAATCTATTGATGTCTCTTCCGAAAAAGCAATGATTGAAGGCGAGCGCACAAAGCGTGACGAAGCTCA